CTGGAAACCCTTTCGTTGTTTCTTGTCTTGTTCTAAAAGTATTTTTCCAAGATGGGGGTAAGTTTTCACCATAACAAACTGGTTCTGCATAAGGTAAATTATTTGTAATTGTTCCTGTTGTTGGTTTTATATCTGTTTGCCATGAGTTCCGCAGCCTACCAGTATCGACTGGTGTGGCCTTCTTTACCCTTGATGTCCACTCCAAAGTAGTAGCCGCAACAAGAAATACAACGGCATCTTCCATAACATCTGGGATCTCAGTTATTGATATTTTTCTTGTCATGTTTACCTCAAGATAAGATCAAAACTTACTGGTGTATTATTTTGCTCATTTATAACAATTTGAATAATTTTAAATTCTACGCTGCTAATAACAACTCTATCTTTTGTTGTCGGTACAAAGGTTAAATCTCCAGCAGATATAGTTAACAACTTATCTTGTGACTCAATCAAATCATTCACCTGATTTCTTGAAACTCCACTCAATGCACCTTTGATAGTGGTATCAGATGTAGATTCTGTTATCGCTCCAGTAGTGGTGTTATATGCCCCTGCTGTTACTTGTCTGATAGTTACATCACCACCAAGCTTCTTCAGTGAAGCACTGGCAGCTTTTTTTAGTGCATTAGCAAGACTCATAGGTAATAAGCTATGACTTGACCACTAGCTAAAGTAATACTTGTTATAACTCCGCATACTTCAGTAGATGCTTTCATTGTGATGCCGTTAATAGTTGCAGATCCATTCTCTGTAATGTTCTCAGCTACAAAAGTTGCCTCTGCGTCTGATAAACAATGCACCTTACCAAATCTGCCTGTATGAGCAGCCGTATTAGTAATGATGATTGCTGCTGGATATTCGTAGCCGTAGCCCATTTTTTAAGACCTCTTGATTGATAAGTTTGCTCTTCCACCTATTCTAATACCCATCAAGTAATGATCAACTATTGGCGGAATACGATCAATACCCACAGCCCCATAAAATCTAGGGGTTACATTTATATTACCAATACTTACAGCAGCAAAGTCCTCTAAGCCACTCAACTCCATTCCGTTTCTGTTGTTATTTAGATAAACAGCCAAGATAACCTGTGCGTGTTTTACCCGATCTGGTATTTCAGTATCAGTGTAATAGTCAGCAACTAATCGGTTTGGAAAGCTTAACCCATACAAGTTAGTGTATGTGTCAGGTTTCCTTACTCCTGATCTCGGCCATTCTAAAGCTTGAGTATCAGCTACTCTAGCTCCTAAAAACTTTTCTCTGTCAATCCTCTGGGCTGCGGTAAATAAAGCACGATTTTTATTATCAGTACTTGAGCCGTCCCAAGCTGCGTTATCATCACTGAGAATTAGCCCCTCTATAAAAGAGTTTGCGTCAGCAAGTGTGATATATGTGTTTGCGTTAGCACCGCCAACAGTAGCATCAAGGGTTATCGCCATTTACTTTTACCTTTTGAGGTTTGCGTTTTGGTTTAGGCTTTGATGTGGAAACAGAAGCCGCCTTTTGAGCAGCTTCATTTTGTTCCCTCATTCGCTTAAAAGCAAATAAAGCCATTAGCTAGATGCACCCTTAAGTGCAACAAAATTAATGACAATCGCTTCACTTAAAGATCCACCAGATACGTTAGAAACTGTGACCTTGAATGAACCAGCAGCAATGCTGTTTGCACTCACGATATAAGCCCCTGCTGTACCAGCAGAACCATGACAAGCTACAACAACGTCTGTTGCTGCAACTTTACTATTAGTAACTGTAAAAGATACTTCTGCCGCATCAGCTAATGCAGCTCCGTTCATGGTAATTTGACCTGACTCTGTATTAGAAATTACAGTAGTCGCTTTGTTGGTAGCCTGAGTTACAGTACCGCCATTTGTTGTGCCGACTAAAGAGCCAGCAGTTACTTCAAATAAAGAAGGCATGATAAAAAATCCTAGTTATATCAAGGGATCTCAGTTAGTCATTATTGCTGACAACTGTAGCCCTTACTATCCCGATATTCTTTGTCTCGTAAACTTTCGACCAAGAGGCAACTGTCTCTAAAGTACTACGATTTGGGTTTACTGTTGTTACAGCATACTTAAGACCCACAGGGTGATAAATATAGTGCAGATCAACTGCCATAGCTTCTTCTAAAGCTAAGATGTCTCTATCTGTTTGAGTTCTTATTGGTGATTGCTCTCCAGTAACAACTGCTCCTGAGGTAAAGAAGAATACGCTGTACTCTGTTGAAGCACCAGATCCTGTTGTTGGAATATCATCTGAAACAATTATGTTCATTCCCATGAATGTTCCAAAATTAGGATTTCCAAATGCGTTCTGAATAGAACCACCAGAAGCTGTTGCACCACCACCATTAACATCTGTTGCAAGAACAAAATCAACTGCTCTTCTTTCAACAAGATCGTAATAGCACTTACTGTGCATTGCGATTGATGTAAGTTTAGAACCTTGATCTCCAAGTAAAGACTGAGCCTTTGCAACGTGTCTAGGACTTAACGCTGTAGGTGAATCACCAGATTCAGAGTCAATAGTTAAAGCAAATAAAGCTGAGTTGCTATCGTTTGCATTGATAGAACCAAAAGCACCAGTTAAGCAAGAATATAAATCCTTCTGTTTCTGGTTATTGACGTAAGCCGCCATCTTCTGAGCAATAGCAGCCATTGGATCAAGACTACTGCCAACAGCAAGGCTGGCTAAATCACGAGAAGAAAATGCTCTCCCTCTGTGTAAGACGGCTGCAATTTGGTTATCTGCTGTGATCTTAGATGGAGTCAATGATGTTGAGTCTGTTAAAACTTCAAAATCACCTGTTAAGTTTGCTGTATAAAAAGGTATTTTTACAAAATCTCCGCCCCTTTCTGCGGATAGGTTTAATTCTGCCAAAGGTTGCACTACCCCACTCTGTAGGAAGCTGTCAGTTTGAGTTGTAGCTTCAACAAGATAGGGTGTGAACACCTCAGGAATAATTAAATCCGATCTTAATGTTGCCATTAGAATTTAATTAATATGTTCACTTCGAGGCACAACCTCTGACATGGCACAACCACGTTAGTTCTATACTAACCGCTAACTGCGTTTTTGAGCATATTATATTTATTTATATCTGTTCTATATAACCTACTTTGCTCTGTAAGGTTGAATGATTCCTTTGCAAAGGGGTTCTTATCACCAGCCAGTACTGTTTCAGTCTGAACCTTTGTAGTCGTTGCTCCACCGCCTTGTGGTCTTGGGTTCTTCTGTACCCATTGAGGCATTTTTGACATGGCCCAATCTTTAACAGGTGTTCTGTTATATCCATCAACTACAACAACAGTTCCGTCTGCCTCTCTAGATAATTGATCCTTGCTAATGCGACTCAATACATATTGTGGATCATGAACAACATCAGCAAGGGCTGTCACTGCTGGGGCTTCAACCTCTAGCTGTCTTTGTTTTGCTTCCAGTTCTTGTATTCTTTTATTTTTTGCCTCTTCTGCGTCACGATATTGTTGAGCTTGTTTTGCAATAGCTTCATCATATTTACCTTTTGCTTCTAATTCTTCCTGTTCTTTTTTCTGTTTAAAAGCAATAAGTGCATCAACATCAACATCTGGCGGTACAGCCCTAGCTGCCTCCTTTGCTTTTTTGTAATCGTCTAAAATTTCTCTGTTGCTTTTCCTGAGTGATTCAACTTCTGCCATTAACGCTGCTGTATCAACAGGTGGATTTGGTTTAATTGGTTCGTCAGCCATAAATAAATTTTAACAATAATTAATATAAATAATAACCTACCAACGAGTTTTGTCAGCCCAGTATGCCGCACTTACTTTGCCTCTTGCAATATTTTTAGCATGACGAGCCTTAAATGATCGCCTTTTTGCCTTATCAGCTTCTGACTCTCCCTTTCTTGGTGGTTTAGTACTTGCTCCCTGCATACCAAACCTTATAAGCTTTTCTCTTCCATTGATTTTGACAACAACAGCACCAGCTTTCCCAGACTTGTGATTTGGAGTTTTTATTGGTTTATTAAGACCTTCAAAGGTATGACCACCTTTTTTTATGCTCATTTGCCTGTTCTCCTCATTGCCATTCGGTGCGACTCAGTAAATGAAACCCCTTCTCTCATCTTGCGTTTCATGTATTCCATGTGAGCCTTTGTGTGACCATGAGCCTTTTGGTGCTTTGCAAGTGTGTTCTTTTGTCTGGTAGTAAGCTTCATTTTCTATATCTTCTATAAATCGCCATATCAACAGTTCTTGCTTTATCGCCTCTCATATAACTATTAACTCTACCCATAGCCCATGCACCCATAGGAACATTCCTTGAACCAGATGACAGATAAGCACCTTGTCCTTTTCGATAGACCTCCGCTAGTTCTCCATAAAAAAACTTAGTATCTTTAGCCTTTTTCTTTAAGCTACTTTTTACTTTTTCGCTTAGTGGTTTTCTTTTTTGTACCATCTTGTTTAGTTCTGGATTTAGATACAGCCTTTATATCAATATAAGCACCTTTTTTATAAAGCTCTGATGTTCTTTTAATTTCAGCAGCTTTCGCAGACTTGTTTTTAGAACCAGACAGGTATTTTTTGGGAACTCCTGTTTTCTTGTCCTTTGGAACTCGCCTTAGTTTTTTAGTCACTTCTTAGATTTCTTTTTGATTGCTGGTTTTGTTTCTTTTACAGCCTTTGGCTTTGACTCATCATAAGTCTGAACTTTAAATGTATAACCCACTATTTTTTACCTCCCTTCTTAATTTTCTTTGTTTTCTTTTTACCGCCTGAGTGATACATAGGAAAATAAGTAGCTGAATATATCTTACTTCTTTTTACGTTTTTTAGCAGTTGATAAAGCTATTGCC